TACCGATAGAATGGTAGACGATTTCTTAGGTGCTCAAAAGGCACGAATGAGAGAAGCATATGGCGATGCCGCTACTGTTGTTGGTGGGAAAGATAAACTAGACAATCTCTTTAAATGGGCTGCTGAAAGCTTATCATACGAAGAACAAGTCCAGATTAATGTTGGACTATCAAGCCCCGCTTATGAAGTAACTCTAAGAGGCTTGAATGATATGTACAATACAAGATCAAATAAAACAGCCAAGGCTAATGAGCCTGCCAGTTTACAAAACAGACAACCAGTAGCTGATACTCAGGCTGGTTATGTAGCATATTCAACTAAACGAGAGTTTTATGCTGACAGAAACAACCCTCGTTTTAAAACAGACAAAGCGTTTCGTGCTGCTGTAGAACAGCGTATGGTGCGAACCGATTATAACAGATTACCAAATTAAGAGGTGATAGACTCTTAATAAACTACCAGACTAGCTGTCTTGTAGTGATCTTCCGTTCAGGAAAGGTTGCTTGATGGCTAAGAGGTCGTAGATGAATACTCCTAGGGGAACAATTGAAGTCTATGTATATATTTTCTATCATATATTAACACAGTCTTTAATTTCTAAGGAGAAATATTATGACATCATCAGGAAGTCCCCAAGGGGACCTACTCAATACCCATCTACCCTATCGCGGAGACGTGGCGGCGGCAACGTCAGGCACTAGTCAGATAGCTGGTTCAGGTGACGGTAAATTATGGCTCCCGATTTGGTCGGGAGAAGTTATTCATGCTTATGACGAATACAATACATTCGAAAGCTTGGTAACAAGTAAAACAATAGCAAGCGGACGCTCAATGCAATTCCCAATCACGGGAACAGTTGACATCCAAGCCGCTTGGAACGCAGGCGAAGAATTAGTAGGCGGAACAGATGCTAAGTCAACCACATTCAATGTGAGTCTTGACGCGCGTCCTATCGCAGCATTCTTCGAAACTGATAACATCGACTTGATGATTACTCAGTGGGAATACCGAGCAGAATTGGCACGACAAGCAGGTCTAGCACTTGCTAATGCTCGTGATAAGCAAATCTGGTCATTCCTTTGTCGCGCTGGTGCAACCAATCAACTTGGTGCAACAACAGATCCTCGTCCACAAATGGGTTTGGATACTGTTATTTACGGCGGTACAGTTGAAGCAAATGCAGATCACCTTGGTGCTATGTGGGGTACTGCAACTGTCAAAGAACGAACAGATGCTGCTCTTGAACTCTTAGCTTCTCTTGAGAAGTTCTTAGTTCACTTGCAAGAAAATAACATTGACGCAGGTCAAGTTTACTGTGCTGTTTCACCTCAAGCGTTCATGGATATCCGTGCGTTAGGTGTAGCCAGAGTAGATACTGATCTGAACGATGGTGGTAACCAACTTATGTTCAACGGCTCCGCCGTTGGTGGATTTGGTACTGGACTAGGTGGACCTTTAACACAAGGCATGGCTAAGATTCGGGATACCCTAACTTATATGGGTGTTACCATTGTGAAAAGTAATCACATTATGACAACTGATATTTCAGATTCAAGTTCAGCTGATATTGGTGAGGCTCGTTACGGTCTTAACTTTGCTCTTGCTAAAGTTGGTGCTGCTATGTGGACACCTGAATGCATTGCTTCTCTTAAGTTGCAAGGCGTGAAGGTAGATACTGTAGATGATATTCGTCGTAACACACAGTTCACTGTTGCTTCAACAATGAATGGTACTGGTGTTCTTCGTCCAGAATGTTGTGCTCTGTTCTCAGGGTACGAACCTACGGATGCAACTCCAACTCGTACAGACGTTGCAGCTGCTGGAACTGGGCTCGATCTTGCTGGCGCAGGTGCAGAGTACACAGCAGTGTAATTTAGTTTATAATTTAATTATTATATACATCGGGTCCCTTGCCTCTCTGAGGTGAGGGACCTTTTTTTTATAAGGAGGTGATCATGGGAAGTATATCAAGACTTGAAGCAGTAAATCATATGCTGCTTACTGCAGGTGAGAGCATAGTCGCAGATTTAGACGATAGCTCTGGTATAGATACAGGCTTAGCCGAATTTGTTTTAGACCAAGCTTCGAAAGATTATCAACTTAGGGGACTGGCTAGCAATAAGTTTGTAAAGAAGTATAAACTATCGTCTGCTGGTGAGATTGTTTTACCTGATAATGTCATTGCCGCTGAACTAGTATCTAATCATACTGATACTGATGGCAATGTTATTATAGGTATAGATCGTCAGAAGAAACTATTCAATATAGTTAACAATACATTGGATTGGAAATCAGATACAGAATATAAAGTAGAGATTGTATTTGAATTAAGTTGGGAAGACCTGTCAACCCCAGGACAAAGAGGTATACTTTCTTCGGCTATGAGACAATATCAATTAATTGTACAGGGAGATGATATCTCCGATAGATACCTTGGGGAAGCTGAAGGTATACACAGGGCTAGAGCTAAAGCAGCTGATATAAATGATAGACGCTCTTCTATATTTAATAGTGGTAGCCGTATAATGCTCCGTGCTTTGACTAGAGAATCAGGAGGTGCTGGTAATGATCCTGCACGGTTTAGGTTCTGGCGGCATAGAGGAGTATAAAGTTGAGTAAGTATAACCCAACTACAATCCCCATAAACTCTCTTTCGGGAGGAGTAGGACGACAAGCACAGTCTAAAAGACTACCGTCTGAAGCACACACCCTTGAAAATGTATTCTGTACATTAGAAAGATCTGTGGAACGCAGAACTAATACAGAAATGGTGTTAAATGAGAACGGTGCAGTAGAAGCTTTGGGTAGAGGTGGAGATAATACCTGGTATCATTGGTTTGCTATAAGTGAAGAGTCACGGTTTCTTATTTCAGTGAATCAAGATGCCACAAAAAAAGAATTAATGCTAGATATATGGAAGCTTTCAGGTGATGGTGCTATATCTAAAGTATCCGAAGATAAAATAACAATTGAAGATGAATGCTTTAAATATTTAACATATAAGATAGATAATACTAAAGAAAATATTAAGTCAGTTGCTATTGGAACTAGCTTACTTCTTTTAAATACCGAAGTTAAGGCTGGCTTTACTTCAGATGGTTCTTTTACCACGATGTACAATTTGGATGGTAGCAGGAACAACGAAGAAGATATAACAGGTAAAGAAGAAGATTATCAGACAGCAGCATCTGTAGATAGGAAGCAAGATGCGGTATTATGGAGTCAGTTTAGTAGTTTCTTACCGGGAGATGTGGTTATAGATGATGGAGATATTAATACTGAAAATTCTGCGACGCGTGGTATATGGCAGGTTAACTTAAATATAGAGGGGGAAACCGTTGGTCCTGAAAATAAACATCCCTATTATGCATATAGAAATGACAGGGATAGAGGTACAATAGAAGACATTGCAAACGCTCCTCCATCTTTTACAGATCTAGCAGTAAAGGATACTTATTATATTAAAAAAGGTGGCGTTCGTCACGCTGATTGGGGAACATTTAAGCTAGAGGATAGTAGTGATGCTGAAACAGTTATTTCGGATGGTGCTCAAATAAGGTGTAATGTTGCTACTGGTGGTTCTGAGGTATGGAAGATAAACAAATGGAGACCAGTGCATGATGATGATGGAAATAGGCGGTATACAGAATTTATATCTGTTAAAGACTACGTGTATCCAGATCCAGATAAATCCTACTTGGGTCAATCTGTTACAGACCTAACAAAACTTAGGCTGCCTCCAGATTCTAGTGATATAATAGATAGAAATAATGCTGAAACAATGATTAAAAATCTCTATCCTTCTACAGGTGATTCTGTTGGTAGGGGTAAAATATATTACTTCTCTACACCATATGCATCCTTAGTTCCAGGATACTATAGAGTAAAGAGCTTTGAAGATCAGCCGTACTTACATAACGTAAGAACACCCGATAAGATGTCCTTGTTAGATAAGAATAGGATGCCTATGCAACTGGACTATGATCCAGATACTGATGAATGGCTTCTTAGAACTATAGGATGGGATCCACGAACAGGAGGTACTGAAGAATCTAATCCAGGACCAAGTCCGTTTCGTAATGCGGATGGGACAGCCCGTCAATCAGAGATTACAGCTATAGCTTTTTATAGGGATAGGTTATTTCTTGCGGCTGGTGATGTATTATTCTCTAGTAGGCTAGGAGATTTTGATAATTTCTGGATTAAGGATCCAAGTAATATTGTTTCTACAGATCCGCTTGATCTCAGTGTTAGTTCTAATAAGTATTCACCTATTAATAGTATGATACCTTTCAATGATTATCTATTTATTAATACCGCTGGTGATACCCAATTTGAATTGATAGGTTCTGAGAATCAGATAACACCCTTTACTGCAGAGATTGCACCAACAACATTTTTCTCGACAATATCTACGCTAGAACCACAACTAATGGGTACTCAGATTTATTTCTTTGCTGAAGGTCGTTTGTATATATACTTTGGACAAACACAAACTAATATCAACCAAGCTGTAGATGTATCTTTGCATTGTCCAGGTTATTTACCAAAAACACCTAAAGCTATAACAGTATCTCCCGCACATAATTCAATTTATTTTGTAGATAGCGATAATCCTAATGAAATATTTACATATGTTAATAGATTTGCAGGAGATACAGTTGTACAGAATGCTTTCTTTAAACAGATATTAGATAGTAGTATTAACATTCAAGACCTAACTGTATTTGGTGACTACTTATATATTACCGCAAGAGAAGAAGGATATAGTACAGTATACTTACAAAGAATGCTGCTAGATACAGCAGGAGAAATTAGAAATGACGCTCTGTTGGATAACAAGTTTATATTAGGAGAAGGAAACTATTCCTCTGAGTCGGGTTATACCTCCTATAGTATAGAGAATATAGCTTTGAATAGTATAAATAAGGTTGTAGTTAGGAGTTTTCACGAACAAGGCGGGTCGGTATATGATGCCTACGCTACTACAGTAGATAATTATCCCTACCCAGTAACTACTGTAAGGGTATACGGAGATGTGACGACATTACCACTTGAAGCTGGTACTTCTTATAAGTCTTTAATAGAATTATCTGAGCAATTTGTAAGAGATGATAAGAATAATGTAAGGAATGGGGTACTTAATTTAAGAAGCCTATCTTTGCGTCATGCTAATAGTGGATCATATAATGTAGAGATAGCACGAAGATCACGAACGCCTGAGATATATGAGTTTACCCCTTTTTATGTGGGTACTACGGGAGACGAACCATTTCCATTTAAGAATTTAGAAATAGATGGAGAATTTTTAATGAGAGTATTTGGATTATCTAATGAATTAAGTATTAAAATTGAATCAGATTATCCAGTACCATTTAACATAACAAATATAGAATTTCGGGGCAAGTTTAGTTCCCGTGATAGTTTACTTGAAAGACGATAAGGAGCAGATAAATGACAACGTATGACAATCAATCTAATGCAACAGGGGTAATATATACGCCTACATCTAGCGATTGGTCACTAGATGTAGACGGAACATATAAGGTAAACATATCATCACTATCCCTCGATCCAAAAGTTACAACAGCAGATCAAATAGTAGTCATACGCCAATTTGATTTCGATACTATTGTTTCAACTCCTAGCCCTCTCCTAACAGGTGCCGAAACTTGGGAAGTGTGGACACTACCTAAAGCTAACTCATCTGGTAGTACAATGTATTCTCTTTCTGGCGATGGTAGTTCTGTGACGGTAAACATGTCTGTTACCGCTGCTGATTATTTGTATCAAAGAACTGTAGGTAATACTACTACAGAAATTCAACTACCTGTATTTGATTCCTCAGCAGATACTGTATATATCATGCGTAAGACTCAAGACCTAATGAACTATATTAACTGGACAGCTGGATCAAGAATTACAGCGTCTCAACTTAATCATGGGTTACTTCAGTTACTAAATATATCCCAAGAACTATCTGTTATGCAGGATAATAAGAATACCTTAGATCCCTTTGTTGGGAAACCTGGTGGTATATGCCCTCTAGAGGCAGACGGTACAATATCTAATACATACATCGGTTCAGCAACATTAAGTAATACTGTTGGTGATGGTCTAGAAGGGGATGGTAGTAGTACTACTCCTCTAAAGGTAGACCTTGCTGGAACAGATGGTGTAGAGAGTGGTCTTGCTTTCGATGGAAGCGGTGATCTTAAAGCTGATACTATAGATAACCTAACATCCTCGACTGAAGTTTATAAACCATTATCAGCTAAGCAAGGATATACTCTTGATCAAAAGATTGCAGGACTCGATTCTGCCTTTACATACAAAGGTACTATAGATATTGATGCTGGAGCTGGTCAAGCTGCACCATCTGCGGTTGCTGGCGATACTTATGATATTATCGAAGGTGACGGGGGTACAACTACAGTAACTTTATCAAACTTTAATAATATATCCGCCACTAAAGGAGATATCATTAGATACAATGGCTCAGCTTGGGTCGAAGTAGATCAAGCTCAAGTTGTTAGAGCCGATGGTACAGTTGCTCTTAATACAGCACAGGTAGCTGTAACACAAAGTGCAGCTGATAGTACTACTAAGGTTTCTACTACAGCTTTTGTACAACAAGAAATAACTGGAACCAAGCTTTCAGAACTTAGTGATGTAGAAACTGATACAGATGACACAGGCGGTAATATGATAGTTTGGGATACCGACTCGTGGGAGCCCCTAAGACTAGAAACAGTAGACTATACTAAACAAGTCATTACTACAGGGAGCGATCTATCAGCAATAGACGGAGTAACATTGTCTGGTACTCCTTCAACTGGACAAGTTTTAAATGTAGGTGGGGATGGACAATGGGTCAACGCCACTGTTTCCAATGATTCATATGTAGCAACAGTAGCAAGCTCTGCTGATGCTGGTGGAGGTGCTGATGATAGTGCTGCTGTATATACTGCTTGGAATAATGCGAACTTAGGACACGGGGGAATACCTACATCAAGTACTCTGTCATATCTAGAGTTTGCTGGTGCTAAGCACCTTATGAGTGCTACCAATAATGGTGCTCCTGCTGGTACTAGATTAAGTTTTACCGCTAAACAAGGTATTACCTACAGAAACGGAACTCTTCAGTTTAACGAAGTGACACCTTTTGATGGTACATGGACTACGATGCTCACTACTAGTGGTACTACCCTAAATACAACAACTCTTGAGAATGATAATGACTACCCTGCTGAATGGGGAGACTACTATATAAAGGTACCTACATCTGGCGTTCCGTTTATGTTTGAGGGTGCTTTAATTAGAATAGGAACTAATGACGCTTTGCAATCCTCTATTCCTCTCGGCTGTGACAAAGAAAGCACAGTAAAAGTTCGCGCTGGTGAAATGAATGTTGTTCAAAGTGTTGATAGACCTACTGGAAGAGTACGTCTCAAGTATCCTATTAAAGCAAGAATAGATGATCTTGAAGAGATTATAATTCCTACTGTTTCGGCAACGGCTGCTTATGTAGACATTGTCCTTGATGATCCTATACCAGCATCAGCTGATAACGATACTATAATTTTAGAGAGAGCAGACGGTACGAAAGATACCTTTACAGCTACAACTGGTACTCCTGCCGCTAATGAGTGGGTTCATAGTACTGCTACAGATACCTATGGTGCAAATATGGCAACTGAAATAAATAGCCATCCTTCATGGGTTGCTGCTTATACAACAGGTACTAATACAATAAGAATAACCCAAGCTATTGCTGGTGTAACAGGCAACACCGCTGTTGGTGGAACCATACTTGCAGGTGATGGTGTTGTTGGTAATCCTATAACTCCTTCCCTAGCAGGTGGAACCTCACCACAAATTTCTGATCAAGTATTCGATAATATGGTATTTGAGGATCTCAATACAGGATTCTGGGAATTAGATACAAACTCAGTAGCTGGTACTGGGAGTACATCAGTAACCGTAACCCTACCAAGAGATCATGGCTTAGCTAATGGAGTAACATTCACTGGACAAATGGATTCCTGTAATATATCTGGTGGCGTTAGTGGTACTCCATATTATTCTGATATAAATACACCGATAGTTTATACTGCGGTTGTTGATACTGATACAGGTAGTAGTAATACCCTTACCGCTACATTAAATAATTCTAAAACTCTAGATACTGGAAATTTTGGTGGTAGGAATGCTCAATTACACTATGGTGAAAATAATGGAATCTACTTAACGTATGCTAAGAATATTACATTCCGAAACTGTACCTTTAAGGGGTTTGGTATAGCTGTATGGTTAAAGTTCTGCGATAATATCACCTTTGAAAGCTGTACATTTGAAAATGGATCTAATATCCCGCGACCTTACTATGTAAATCAGTTGGCGACTGGAAAAAGATTAAGAATAGATGGGGGTTGTAGAAATATTACCGTTAAGGATTGTAACTTTAATAACGACAATACAGCAATTCATATGACAGCCGGTTCTAGTGCTACATATAGGGCTATTTATGATTTACATATAGATAACAATAAAATGGATGGGTTCAGTTTTGGACTATATCAGAGTGCAAATCCTGCAACAACTCTTTTAATAGAATCTAAGATTACAAATAATACTATAACTTTGAAGTCACACAATTCCCGTAGAAATTGCCGCCAGTTGAGTAGAGAGTGGCGTACTAATTATGCATACGGTATGTATCTCGCTGGATGGAATTTAGAGATTAAGAATAATAATATAGGTGGAGTGCAAGCCTATGTACAAGAGGAAAACGAAGATGCATTTGATCAAGTGGGTTATGGTAGAGCGGACGATGGTGGCAGGGATCATCCTGTAGGTGGTCCTACCTTTCGCAATGTTTTATACGAAAAGAAAAAGGTTCCTGTAGCCTTTGAGGGTATCCTCGTATTCATCATGGGAGGAGGCAGACGGAGCTTTTATAATACTTATCAAGGTGGCTTAGGTGCTTCTTCACCATTAACTGGGAAAAATGTAGGTCCAAATGGTGCTGATTCAACATGGGGAGCTCTTCTGTATACTCCTATTGGTAATTGGGACACACCTTCTTGTAGCCAAATAGAAAATAATAATATACATTCGTATTTTTATGCTATCGCGGTATACTACAGGGGCGGCTCTTCCGAAGCACCCGAAGCAATACCATCGCCGAGGATAATAGGAAATAATATAGTATGTCTGAGGCGTGGTATATTTATGGTTTCAGGTTATAACCAAACTACCTGTATTGAAAATGCTATAGTTAGGGATAACCATATTTTCAATGATCATTGGTCAAAGATTTACGAGAAGGTAACTAGCGTTGAATCAAGTGATGGTACTAGCGATTTCGATGTCGAAGGTAGTGCCGATGGTATGTTATGGATATATGCTGTCAAGGATGGCGGTACAGGCGGTACGAATCACCACAACTGTTTTGTAAATCTTTTGGTTGAGTCAAATACTGTACAGTGTACGAGCAATGTATATAAAACTTATCCAATGCGGGTAAGTGGGCAAAGTGGGCTTCATAGTAGATACTGGCAAGAGCAGACGCATCTGCGTAGCAATAATTTCCTTGGTGGATACCAGTCCCAGCTCTGGAGTCCAACATGGAACTCAACTACACAGGGCAACAGCCACTCTAGACTAGATGGTGGTTTTCACTATAATTATGCAGATGTTGACTTCGCGGGGGCATATTTTGGAACTGAAACGTCATGGGCTTGGTGGGCGAATCGTCAGAATGACGATCAACAAGGTACCGAGTGATAGTATGACTAAAGCCTCTAGAATAGAGAGACTTCAGAACATCTTAATTGAACGGATGCTTGAAGATCTTGATGATCCAGATAAGTGTACCCCTGGATTATATCAAGTAATCAGGGGTATTATAACAGATAATAGAGAACAATTAGATTCTATACCTAACTCAACTTTAGATTTTCTAGAGGATAAGTTCAAGGATAGTATCCCATTTAAAAGGGAGGCTTCATAATGCCTAAAGTAGGGAAAAAGAAATTTGCTTATACAACTAAAGGAAAGAAAAAAGCCAAGGCTTATGCTAAAAAGACTGGCAAGAAGATCAAAAAGAAATACTGATGAACATACCCCAAGAAATGCTTGATGATTTTCGTAATCATCTATGGGGTTGCTTTAAATATCTAGGTATTGGAGAACCTACACCCGCACAGTATGCTATGGCAGAATCACTACAAGGTGGTCCTAAAGATATGCAGCTTCAGGCAGGTCGTGGGTTTGGGAAGTCTGTTATTACTGCATGCTTAGCTTCGTGGTTCTTATTACAGAATCCAAACACTGTAATTATGGTTATTTCTGCTACTAGTAACAAGGCGGCAGAGTTTATCAGCATGACACGAAGAATCTTAGACGTTGTACCGTACTGTGAGCACCTAAAACCTGGAGATCACACTACAGATAATGCTTTTGGGTTCAATGTAGAGTGCCGTAATAAGATAGGACAGGATAAGTCTTGTTTTGCTAGGGGTATTAGCTCTCAGATAACAGGTAGCCACGCAGACTTCGTTATTGCGGACGATGTGGAGATTGAGGGTAACTGTGAGACTACACACGCTAGAGATAAGCTTTTGAATAAGGTATCTGAGTTTGAACAGATAAGAAATGTCGGTGGTCGTGTTATATTTCTAGGCACACCACAAATTAGGGACTCTATTTACAATTCTTTGAGTGAAGGCTATCCTATTACTAAGTTTCCTGCTGTTATTCCAAATAAACACAACGAAGCAGAGTGTGAGAATGTTAATCAGTGGGTATGGGAGCTTCAGGGAGAGACTGGAGATGCTACTCAACCAGAAAGATTTAGTAATGAGGTTCTAGAAGAGCGTAAGGCTAAGATCGGACCTCGATTATTCGCACTACACTACAAACTAGACACCTCTCTTGCTGATGCAGAGAAATATCCCCTAAGATTATCTGATTTAATAGTATTAGATCTAGATCAGGATGTCTGCCCAGAGAAAATAGTGTGGGCTAACAGTGTACCCCTTAAGAAGATGCCATCTTTTGGTATGTCGGGTGATATGTTATATGAACCCATGTGGGTATCTGATAACTACACTGATTATGTACAAACTCTGATGTTTATAGATCCATCAGGTCGAGGTAGAGATGAAACTGGTGTATGTGTTAGCTCCTTTGCTAATGGCTATATCTTTATTCATGAATTGCTTGGTCTTGATGGAGGATACGATAGGTCAGTTCTGATAAAGATCTGTCAAATTGCTAGAGATTATGATATTCGTAGTATCTTTGTCGAAAGTAACTTTGGTGATGCTATGTTTTGTCAGATACTAGCTCCTGTTGTATCAGAAATATGCGGTCGTAACCTTGGTATTGAAGAATTCAGAGTTAAGGGACAGAAGGAAGCTAGGATGCTTGATATATTAGAGCCTGTCTTGGCTCAGCATAGGTTAGTATTCAACAGAAAGGCTATAATAAGTGAGGAGACACAGAAACAACTCACTAGATTACACGACTCAAGGGGTGCCTTACCTAAAGATGACAGGGTAGACGTACTATCCGCCGCCATATCACACTGGACAGAGTCTATGCATCTAGATGTAGATACAATACTAAGAAAAAACAAAGATAAGGCTAGAGATGATGTAGTTAAGACATGGCTATCAGATGATAGGGTTATGGGTTTGTGGGGAGATAAGCTTTCGGGAGCTGTTCTTCGAAATGAGTACCCATTTGAGGGTAATAGTAATAGCCTCTGGAAGAGGCGTGGAAGGACTTGGTAGAGCTTTGAATTATAGGTATATCTTGAGTCATTTTTATAAAATAACGAGCACACAGAGTAATGTAGGAGGGTTTATATGCCACCACTAATGATTGGCGTAATGGCAGCAGGAGGAGTCATGTCTTCCATGGGGCAAGCAGACGCTGCAGCACAACAAGCAGTTAACGAAATGGCTGCCTTCCGACAGAATGAAAAGAATCGTACCCATGAATGGGCTAACCAGTCATGGTTCCAAGTTCTACAGCAAGCTCAGAGATGGGCTACTAATAAAGCTATCGTAAAGGATGCTATTAGTACAAGAGAGAAAAATAAATTCTGGGAGAGAGCAAGGCTAGATAACACAAGATCTACCATGTCTAAGAATATGGTTAAGGGTTATAACGATCTTACTTCAGTATTAGGAGGAAGGTTAGGAAAGAACTCAGCTACCTCAAGAGCTTTACTAAGGAGTACTATGCAAAACTATCACCAAGCTCGACAAACACAGAATATAAGCTTATCCTTAAAAGATAGGGCATATGATGATCAGTATCAAAAGGCTATTAACAAGAGAGACTTTGGGTTTACTCCTGTTCAAGAGTTTAATTTGAATCAGTACTATGGGGCAGACCCAAATCAAGTATATAAAACTACACTTATGCAGGGCTTAGGTCAAACTGCTATGGGTGTTGGTAGTGCACATATGAGCTTCAAAGGTGCAGGTGGGACATACTTCTAATGAGTCTAGACTTCCTAAAGAATCCAACTGTTAAAACCATGGTTGAACAACAGTATAATGATCAGCAGCTAAACAGAACAATGGAATATCTTAAGGACTATAAGGGTTCTGATGTATTTAAAGATTGGCAAAGGGATGTACCGTTTGATATTACCCCAGAAAATAGAGAATCGTATTGGGATATATATAACAATCTATCTCCACTGGGTGTTAAAGATACTGAAAATGCTTTTATTAAATCAGTACAATTAGATTTAGATAATGCACCGACACCAGCAGAAAAACTATTCATACTTAGGGATGGTCAATCTATCTGGAGTGATAATGTATCTGAGTATTTTAAAGAACAGACTGATATTTTAGGTGGGTATATAACTGCAGATTCTTTGAATAAAGGTCAAGTGGCTTATGAAAAGGATTTCTCTAATAGAGTAAACTCTTTATATGGTAGAGGTGTAGAGCTAGATGCAATGGTATCTGAAGCTAATCATATTAAAGATGGTATAGAAATAGAAAAGTATGGGATGTGGGATAACGCTTTAATACATAATGGAAGATTATCTACTAAAGACGTAGATGGTAATATTACAATGGGTGCTAATGCTGGATTAGATCTTGACGAGAAAACATTACCTGCATGGGATGAACAACTAGAGGTATCACGAATTGCTTACAATACTTTAAAGAAGGTTATACCAACAGCACTCAGTATGGCTCGTTATAAATTCTTAGACAGTAAGAAGAAAGCAGATATAGCAATGCTCAATAGTGCTGAGAAGGGTGAGCTAAGTAAGGAAAATATTATACCTGCTGTAACTAATATGTTAGTATATAAAGATTCAGACACTGAAGACGTAGTTCGTAAGGGAGCTAAAGGAGCTTTTAAACATGCTATGCCTCAAGAAGTTCATAAGATAGGTGGTAAACTTATAGCTGGTATTATGAATGCTACTATGAAAAGAGGATATGATATATGAGAAATATAGACCAGAGACGAGAAGATTCTAATAGACCTATAGATATACCTGATATAAATCAGAAGGTAGGTATAGAGAATGTAACATTTTCTAGTGCAGACGCACGGTTTCTAGACTCAAATAGAAATAGATATGTCTCTACTATGCCAATGCAGATGAAGGGGTTGGAAAATTCTGAAGCCCGTTTAATGTATGATATGTATAAAACTATGAGGGGTACCCTTTTGGAGGGTGGCAAAGCTTGGATGCAATCTGTGGCAGCAAAGCAAGCCATGGATGACCCAGCGTTGACTGCGAGGTATGAGATGGAGGCTCGACGAGACGCTACCATGAAAGAGTTTTCTGAGATAGATCAAGCTGAAGTAGAGCCTAGATGGAGGTCATATAATCGTGATACTGCTAGGGGAACAAGATTTGAGAAAGATAAACGAATAATAGCACAAACAAAACTAAAGAATAAAACCATTGAAATTGAAGAGAATGAGACCTTATCTGCGGCTGCAAAGACTGCGGCAAAATTGAAACTACATAAGGAGTTTTTAGATGAAGCAGGATATTAATCCCATACTAGACGACATCTCCCATATCTATTGGGGAGATACTGAAGAAACGGTTAGTGCATTAGATAATATTAGAGATGATTTAATGGATTATCCAGTAGTACCTAAGTCGGAAAGTATGTCGTATGATGTTACTGATAAAGACACACTCTTTTCTTTATCTGAAAAGATAGGGGTACATCCAGAAGATATAAGCGAACTTAATGATTACAGACAAGTTAAACCAGGACAAACAATAAATGTACCTCCTACAAAAATGATCTCTACTTATCAAGGTGAAACTATGCCACAAAACTTTAGGGATGCCGTACCTTCTTTGGGACCGCCGCCAAAATATACTCTATCTCCCTCAGGCGAGACCATTGTACATCCAGATGATTGGGGGGATATAAGTGAAGCTGCTAATCCATATTATACAGCTAGAGAACAGTCTAATATGGCAGGTGAGATATTTGTACCAGATAGTTTTACTGACTATGATCAGACACATCCAGAGGCTACCTGGGAAATAGAAGATCCACTAAAGCAGATTAGATTGTTACAACCAGATATTAAGGTTGGTGCTTTAAGTACTTTGCTAGATGTTAGTTCTCTAGTTCCTCTTGAAGACGATATGGCACAAGCACTACGAGCAACTAATGATGCTAATCGTAGGCTTGAGGAATTTCAAAAGAGTATATATCAAACAGCACTCACAGATGGTACCTATCCTACAGATCAGGATGGCACTCCAGTTGGATATGATTCTCAGGAAGTTGCGGATCGTATACAAAGCGATCGACACCTTATACCTATTTCTGATAGAGATAAAGCTGAACATGCTGCTTTAGTAGAAGCTCTTGATAGAAATATGACACATTACTTTTCTACAAGATCCGGATATTCGTCTGCCCATAAAGAGCTTCTTTCGAAGTCGGTACTAGATCGAAATGTTCCTAAAGGATTACGTATAGGTGATTTACCATATATAACACCATATAATTTCTATCGGGCAATGTATAAAGCTAGCAAAGTTGACTATGATGACGGTTTGAAAATCTATCAGAACAAAGTTAATAAACTTAACCCCAAGCAGAAAGAAATATGGGAGACAATGTTTGGGACTCAAGAAGGGCTTCATAATAAAATCCACGTAGCAGTAATTCCACATGCTGAGTTGATGGGTAAGTTTACAGGAGTATATGACGTATTCGGTAATATGTTATATGAGAAAAACAGACCCCATCTAGGTAAGGAATATGTAATGGATATTACAACACTATCACCTAGAGAGGTAGGCTATGCTGATAAAAGTCTGTTCATGCAACAAGGTTATCAAGAGGATCCAGAAACATTTGCTGAAGCTATAGGAGATCAAATACAACAAGCTGCAATGCAAGATATAGAGACCGATCTATATGAGCCAACAGATCCACCATTTAAAGGTAAGATAAAAGATCTTGACACAGACGATCTACTGATATACCCAATGAGAACGGACCCCTGGATCGACCATCGAACCGGCAAAAAGCTTAGACATACCTATGCAGAATATCCTCAACCTACTTATTGGGAGTCAGTTGGAGGTCTTGGTACACAAGATCCAGCTAGGGTGCAAAAACAAGACTTACTAGGATTCGGAACAGATACTCAAGTCTTTTGGTTTCATGGTGAAGAAAGAGTAAATCTACCTGTTGCTGGTCATGAAATTGGGGGTCATGGAAAACAGGTGAAGATCCCTAGTGCCCCACTAAGACCTAGACCTGATGGATCATTTGAAAATAAATGGGCTTATAGGTGGCATGAAATAGGTGCAGAGTGGTCTGAAGCTGTAAGGAAGTATAGAGTGCAGCGTGGTGATAATACCTTAGCTCCTTTAGATCTTAATGATTTTACTACTTACCTTGAAAACAAGATTGTTGCTCCTCCCTATCCACTTCCAGAAAATATAACTGAAGTTTATGAGGAGATTCTAGATATAATGCGTAGCTGGAGTGATGAAGAAAAAGAAGCACTTAGATATATGATTGGTCACGCAGATGAGAATAACCAAGTAATGACAATGTCAGCATAAAGGAGAATAGTAGTGACAGATGTACCTCGCAATGAACAGTCTATGATAGACCCTAGCACAATAAAAGAATCCCCAGAAGTCGAAGAGGTGTGGGAATCATCTTATGATTATGATGTCTTTACTTCTGGTAAAGGGTGGGGATCTGTGGAGGTATCAACTGAAGGTCGTGGTAAATATTCTCAACCTACAGCTGAAGAGATAAGAGAGAATAGAGGAAGAAAACTCCATTACGGATATAACAGTAAAGAAAATAGATTGATGTGGTCACCTATAGATAAAGTTCCCCCGAAAAGTGATTACATTCCTAAACCAGATATTACACAAGAAGAATTAGATACTGCAATAGATTCACTACAACAAAGATCTAATCATATAAATAATAGACTAGAGCAATCCTTAACAGGAGATTCTGTAGATACAGATGATGGTATAACTATAACCAGCAACTGGATAAATAAAATGATTGATGAGGTTAGAAGTAGACTATCATCATCAGGTAAAGTAAATGAATACTTATTAAACCCATTTTATACAAGACCTGACAAAGATGGAAAACCTGAAATACCTGCATTACAGGATCCGTTATTTAGAGAGATACTAGCAGACGGTGCCTTAGAAGCACACGAAGAAGAATTATTTAAGAAGTATCTTAAGGAAGGGACACTATCTTCTTACTCTACTATGGAAGGTGAGTTTGTTCAGAAAGTAATTCCACATCCAGAAATTGCTCCTCGTATGAAAGATTATAATTGGTTATGGAAACGATATACTGAACATACTAATAAATATAATAATATGAAGTCAGAGGTTGATGCAATTGAAAGGGTTATTCGCACAGAGTTAGATTCAGAAACTAAAGATTATCTAATGGAAACACTAATAGATAACTTTGGATGGGTTAGAAAAGACTTTACAGATAGGGGTATTGTATTAACTGACTATGCTCGTAGTATTATTGATCAGAATGAATGGAATGATACAAGAGAAGATATGGATGATACATCCCTAGTCTATCCAGACGGATCTTTTGTTCCGGAGGGTCATTATTATGACACAGCTACCGATACGTCTATACCTATTGAAGATTCTAATATAAAAAGAGAATTAGGTATTGTATTTAATCAGGAAAATGTACCTGAAGAAGTTGTTAATAACTTTAGGGAACTTCCTGATACACTACAAGCTTTTATTATGAAAGACCAGACATCCCTAGTCTATCCAGACGGATCTTTTGTACCAGAAGGATACTATTATGATATTGAAAAAGATCATACTGTAACTATATCAGAAAAGGTGGACCAATATAGGAAAAACTTTAAACATAGTAAAGAAGAATTAGAAGACCTACAAAGATTTTTTAAATTAGCTCAACTGCAGGCTGGTAGAGCGAATGAATTTAGTAGTATGAGTGATAAGGAGTTAGAACAGTACATTACGAGTAGGACGAAAAAGAGAGATGCAAAACTTAAGGGTATTACTATAGGTACTCCCCAGTTTCAGACAACTTTAGAAGCTATTACTAGAAGATTTGACGAAAGGTTTGGTACAAACTACCACACATGGGAAGACTTAAACCAAGGTCTATTAGCGGGTGCATTATCCAGTAGACAAATAGTATGGATTGAGGATATGTATAGATGGGGGATGCAGAGATTGCCAAAGTCTTCTGCTACCGCCACTAATCTATCAAAGATGGAGAAATCATCTTTCGATAGAAATAATGATAGAGGCTTTGACGTTCCTTGGGATCCCAAAATTAAAATGTTACTTGGAGGAATAGATCCTCAAGATTTAGAAACCATTCTTAGTGATCGAGGTGCTACATATAAGAATCTTTGGAAGGAGTTTATGCTACTAGGTAACGAGTGGAATAAACAGAAAGAAAATTATAAAAATATTCTTCTTGGTAATCCAGCTATGGAGAATTGGGATACAGAAATGGTTTCCCCAGAAATGTCTAGATTAGATCAGGTATTGAATAATATGTTCCTCCCTATTGAGCAGATGTTACTTATGCATGCTTCAGGAGAGCTGGGTTTTTGGGAACCAGGGTTTGAACAGTGGTCATTATTTGCTGGTAGAATGTATGCTAAGGAATACGGCAAGCGACAAAGCGGGGCTAGTGATAACTTTAATACACATCTTAAATACGCACTACATGTTATACATACTATGAGTGGAGAAATTACTCCCGAAGTAACCTCTGCCATGTTATTTCTTTTTGGACTCAAAGCTGGTTCTGAAGAAGTAGATGATAAAGTTTTCATGACAAAAGCACTACAAGCTGCTGGACAGCCTGTTGAAGCAGCGGCAATACTTGGAGTAACTCTAGAATATCTACTCCAGTTATCAGGTGGAGATATGACTTCTCTTGATCCTAATAATATTAATCAAGCAGTAAATACTGTTACTTATGAAATTGCGTCTGCAATATCTGCTGCGTCTTACGCAGCAACTACAGACCGTTTTGCATTAGAGGCATTACTACCTAAAGGTACTATTAGAGACATGACCCGAATATCACAAAATATTAGGTTTCGTACACCAAGTGCTGAAGCTATGGAGGGTGCCTTTGATCCTGAAATAAAGCTGGGTCAGGAACAAGCATACGAATTGCAGCAGACAGAGTATGATGAAATGCTTCGACTTTCCGCACCGTTATTGCCCTCACTTGCAGAAGGTGGTGAAATGCCTGATGTAGAGAGTATAGAAACTTTACTTGTAGAGGCTGCATTGGGCTCTCCTGCAATTGAGTCATTGCTATCGGCTGACTGGGCAACTGACGCAACTAATAGAGAGAAACTATTATATGTATTTAGAACTATGATGTTAACGGAAGAGTCTGCTTTGGCTTTTAAGGGTGCAATGTTTACAGCTTTAATAGCTAACAAGAGAACTCCAATGGCTGGAACAACAGAAAGAAATATGATGCAGATGAAGGATGTCTTTCTATTCTGGGAAACATATTTGAATAGACAGAACACAGCAATCATTCCGTACACATACAGAAATGGAGAGTTTATCCCTGCTACAGCATCACATACTAAAGAATATGACTATTCTAAATGGGCTAATCCAACTGAAGAACAGCCTGATGGTGGGGTATTAAATGTATCTATATATAACGATCTCAATCAAACAAAAGAAACCCAAGCAGAAAATGATGAAACAACAAGAAGAACTATGCTTAGAAACTTTAGCAATATAACAGTAGCAAATCCAAATATAATACAACCAATTAGACCGGATATGATAGGACCTGCAATTAATAAGGTTATGGATACTATTCACGAAATTAATAATCAGGGTAAAGAACCAGTAGGATTAATTGAAGCACAACTACTTTTAGCTTTAGAATTAGTAGAGGGTGAACATAAATTAGATGCGGGAATAATTCCAGTAAAGTTAGCAAAGTTAGCAAGCTTTGTTAAAGCTTTTCGAGAAGGCGACAGACTTAGTAAGATATCTTATGGACTAGAGTTAGGTAGAAGTAAAACAACTGGGGGTATTAGGGGTATGCAACAAGCTCCGCACATTCGAATTAATACGTATGAGATGGAAACCACTTATCAGCCTGGGGGGTTTGCAGGTTTGTTTCTTGAAACTAAGAGCGAACAAAAAATTATTAACTCCTTTACTATACCGTGGATGGCTTTCCATAATGACGACTGGAAAGGAACTACGGCTGAAAAAGAGGCAGGTTTACAGGGAAGCGTTAAAGATTTTATGTTAGTAAGCAGAGAAGATTGGGTTCAAATTATGACAGGTAAGGAGAATATTCCCGCTATTGGTGGGTATATGGAATGGGAAGGCAGAGCTGATCAATATAACGTCAGGGGCTTGAAGAAGAAGTTTCTTGATAAATATGAAACATCCCATAATATCCATAATGGAATATATGGAATAAAGGTAGAGTACTACGGGGCGAATGGTAAATGGCAAACCAACATAACCCGTGATTATACTAAAGTAAGAGTAAGAGTAAAATAAGGAATATTAAATGGTAAGACCAAGACAATCCCCAGCAGATTATTTACCCCCACTACCGGGACCGAGCCCTGATGATATGTTTCATATGGGGTCACTAGATAGGGAGCTAGATGCAGGATATTATTCAAAGATTCCTGAAGCACCACTAGAAGCGTGGGGTGAGGATACTCTATACTCATCGAAGACTATACATGAATCTCAAAAACCCTATCAGGTAGAATCTATTAATCTTGCGACAGGTGATTATCAAATAGGACCCCTGTCTTTACTAGAGTCTAATAGATTAGGTATGGCTTTAGTTCATACTGGTGGTATGTGGGGTCCAAATGCACAAAATACAAATCTTGTTGCATCTATGATGTTTGCTGGTAGAAGAGAATTAGCTGGTACATTTATGGCACTAGATGAGGACATGGAAAAAAACTTAAAAAACTTCATAAGTCCTCTCGCTTATAGTAACTGGCTTAAAGGTGTTAATGTTCATCTACCCGAACTTGATAAGCCAAGTACCTATATACCAGTTAGGACACAACATTTCGAACCTATGTTTATTGGTGAAGCGTGGGAACAGTTTAATCCAAACGATTTATTCTTAGAAGAACCACATCCAGATTACACACCAGATAAGGCTTGGGCTTTGATGTGGGAAAAAAATCCTGGATTTATGAATAGAATCTCTAAACTCGGAGCTAATGAAGAATACTTTGCGGATGCTAAAAACGAACATGAGTGGATGCATAATGCCAACATGTTGATAGAGCTAAACTATATAACTAAGAGTAAGATGTGGAGTGACGATACTTCTTGGTGGGGAAAGAATGTAAGTGGACAGTTATATACCTTTGTTGTAAGCGGTATCTTAAATGAACCAGATATGGTTGGAGAAATGCTTGTAGGATTACTTCTTACAGCCGCCACTGCAGGTATTGGTGGTGTAGCCCTTACTGCTAAAATAGCCACTTATATGCGCAAGGGTGTTAAGATAATGGATGAGCTTGCCGAGCTTCGGACATTTGTTAGTAAGGTATTAAGAATGTCTAGGGTTACAAATTTCCTACCGTCTGCTATTCCTCATACGTTTATGACACGGGGTGGGAAGGTAGCTCTAAAGTCTAGGTGGTTTAATCCTTTTGCAAACAAGGGTCGTAATATCTTTATGGCTAATGCAGCTGAAGGAGCTCTTACAGGTACTCTTGCAGAAATTGGTAACCAACGAAGAAAAATAAATTGGGAACTACAAGACGAGTATGATTGGGAAATGGTAGCATGGCAGGGCGGTCTTGAGTCTATTATAACCCCATTCATTAACCCCGCATTTGTTTTGGGAATGAAGGGTTTACAAAGAGGTAGTATGAGAACTATGCAGTTCAGTAGTCAGCTTATGACTGAATTGACTGGTACTGATATAGATCTAGGAGCTAAGCTTCCAGATGTTGTAAAGAATATTGTAAAGGTATGGGGACAACCAGAATCTGCAACAGATAGAATTACTCTAGATATTCTTGGTAATATGGCTTGGAAGAATTTAGAAAATATGTTAGGCTCTTTAGATGCTGATGGTAGAAAAGTAACTGGTCAAAGACTTGGTCAAATACTAGCTATGTTACTAGAAGATGGTAAACTAGACTCTCTACAAGGTCTGGAAACGACTCTTGAACTAATGATTAAAGAGGCTACTGTAAGAAAAGATGATGGTACTACATATATTGATCATAAGAAAATGGATCTTCCAATGGCAGTAGCAAAATTAGCCGCTATTGCAGCTAAGAAAAGGGGTCTGACAGCTGATGAAATAGGAACACACGAAGCTACAGCTTTCTTCTTTATTCATGGAGAAAGAATAGCTTCAGAGAGAAATAAGAAAAACATAAAAAGGAAAGACGGTTCAGAACCTGTAGGAGATAATAAATGGACTGCTCCTGATATTATTACAGAAGCGCTTGGCGGTACTGAGATAGATATTGCAGTATTCTTTGACGAAGCAATGAGAGCTGAGGTTGATGAGGAGTTGACATTAGGGGGTTTAGATCCCAAGTTTGCTAGTAAAAGTCAGGTTGCTGCAGCTTGGGAAAAAGCTATGGTTAAACGTGGTGCAACATTTGCAAAACGTGCCTCAGCAATAATTGATGAACAAGAGAAACTTATAAAAGAAGTTTCTGAATTAATTGAGGCAGCTAGACAAGCACTGGATATACGAGAAGGTGATGCTAGTTATTATATGAATGAACTAGTAGCTTCGGATCCTGAGCTTAAAAGAAGATTGGTAGAGTTAGAAAACTTTACTAATGATTTGCAAGCATTATTTAATCAGATATCAGAAATACGGGCTTTAAGGGAAAGTGATTTGCATGTTAAAGATCAAACCCAAGCTAATTCAATGCTAGATATAGCATTAACTTCTGATCGCGTTGGCGGTATGATGGCTAGATTAAAATTAATAGCTAAGGCTTTAAATATAGATGTTAAAGGAATTAGTAAAATTTCAGATATGGTTGCTATACTAAAACAAAGAGTTTCACAGGATGAGAGATTTGATTTAGAAGCATTCAAACCACTAGCAGAGCACCTAAGTTTAGAGCTTAGTGAAAACCTTGCTGTAATAACCGAAGAGCAATCAAACTTAGAAAAGGTTCTTATAGACAACCTATTTAGAACAATTGCAAACTATCATAATGTATATAAAAACTCAAGTCCACATGTTATAGACCAAACCATTGATGGTGTGAAGATTGATCGACAATTCCAAGCAATAGTTAATTCTATTATGAGAGTAAACGACTCTAATTATGAGGTACTGAATATAGATAACATGACCAATACTGGTGAGTGGAATGTTACTGAATCAGGAACCAAAACCGATACTACAGAACCTATATTTCTTACCGATAAGATTCTATTAAAGGATAAAAAATCCGGAGATGTTTTAAGTAAAGGCGAGGGCACCATCCACCATGTTGAAGCACACTTATTAGATAAGGCTGATCCTCGTCATAAAGAATATGTTCCTCCGCCCCCACCACCGACAACAGGTGGACACCCATCAACACCGCCAAGTAAGATTAATGAACTAAGAGAGAAGGCTGGTTTTGAACCTGTAGAAGTAGAACTATCTGGTGATCCAGAAAGTAATTCATTTGTTCCCTTAGATTTTGCTGAAAGTGTCACAGTCTATCAGACTCTTCAGGAATTAATAGCTAAGGCTGAAGAGGCTGGAGATACAAAACTAGCAAAAGAACTTAAAAGAACACTGTCTGCATTAAGATTCTTTGCTGAGAACCATCTAGATACTCTTCCTATTACTGAAGCAATTGTTGATATACAGACAAAAACATTAGCTATTACAAAGAGAATGAATGAGATAGATGAAGAGTTTATGAATAATGAAAAGTTTAAAGCAAACTATCAAATAGAAGCAGATGCTCAAGTTGTTGCAGTATTATCTACAAGAATAAAGAACAGTGCTGATAGGGGTAAGATTAAAGAAAATGATGTTGTTCTTGATACAGAATCACAGGAAGCATTATCTTCCTTAGAAGATAGCTATAAGATTAAGCCTAAGAAAGGTGTATCTCATTGGAAGAGATTAGCTAAAATTAGAACCATGCTTGAAAAGAAATCTGCTAACTTTGGGGCTAAATACTTAAAGGCTAAAGAAAAACACAACAAAGAGATTACAACCCATAGCGATGAGATAATGAGACTTAAGGAGAAACAGAGATCCGAAATTCACAAAATAAATATGCGTGTTATTGAAGCTCATTTAGGAGAACATACAGGTCTAACTCTAGCTACAGGTAGAGAAATTGCAGAACAAGTAGCAACGCACCAACTTAAGTTAGCTAGGAAAGAAGCAGATTGGAAATTCTTTTGGGAAGAACAATCAACAATGACCTTAAATGATTTTATTTTTCAATATCTTAATAACAATCAATATGTAAGAACGAGAATACTCAAAAAACATGGTACTAAAGAAGAGGGTTATACAAAGAAACAGCTACAAGAATATTGGGATCAGGCTATAAAAAAAGAAAAAGAATTAATTGATCGTCTGCATGTAGGTAGAATGATGGCTACCCAAAGAGTTATTAATAACCTAGCTACTGAAATCCTAGAAGAGAAGGGTGTTACGATAGATAACTGGAATCCTGAACATAGGTTTACTCTAGATACATTACCAGATCAAAGACTTGCAGCACTTGCTGCGGGTGATGGGGTCACATCTCATATAGAAACAAAACTAGAAGCAGTAACCTTATTAAGTCAGTTTGCTAGAAGAATTATATATATGCTCAACACTCCGAGATGGAGTGACGAAACAACACTGAAGTGGGATAAGGTTAAAAAGGCATTGCCACCGGGTATTAAAAATCTTCGGATAGAGATTGTATTTGCACATGCCCTAACTCCTGACTCTAAAAATAAAGCTAATACAGAAATGCTTGAGGTGTTAGAATTAGAGTTTGATGTTGAACTACTAAAGGGAGCGTTAGCGGATCTAATAACATTACTAGATCCCGCAATTAAAGAGCAATATAAATATACAGCTAGAATGATTAGAGAGGCTCAAAAAGATCCTACCGATACTCATAGTGAATACAGTTGGTATGCAGCACAGAGAATTGTTACAATGTTATGGGATGCCATGCTACCCGCTTATCGAGACGAGTTCTTAGCTAATGAAATCCATCCGGATCATATAGGTCGAGGATATAAACTTGTACACAGTAAGGGAGTTACTACTAAGTGGGGAACTGAGTCTGATTATATTATTGCGGTAGGAGAAGAAGCTAAGAATATGCTTTTAATCTTACCAGAGGGAATAAGAAAGCTTGCTCTTGAAAGGCTTGGTATTAAAGAAACAGCTATTATTGCTGATATAGATCCCAACACACTTTTAACAGCTATGGCTAGTTTTATGCATAAGAAAACTGCAGCGGATTTAGCAAAATATGGTAATGGTACAGAGGATTACAATTCAGCCTTTACTACTGGTCGGGGTATAATTGAAATTGTTCTAGATAGATCACCGGGTACTATGAGACGAGTAGTAGATAAGTCTGATCCTGAAGGTGTTGTTGATAACTTTACTGAACTTAATGAAACTAGTAAAGAATCCGCAAAACGATTTAAAAAACCAGAAAAAGAAAAAAGTAAAGTTCTATTACCTCCACATACAGGTGATATAAATATGTTTGGTCCTCTAGAAGAGTGGGGACTTATACGTACCCTTGAGGATGAAGTATTCCGTAATAGAATTAAATTCTCTGCACATGTAGAGATAACTGATTCTATCAGAAACCAATGGGCTGATCCGAACAGAGTGTCTAATGTTAAAGAAGATGATATGTTTAATGTTGGTCGAAGACTTCCGTTTAGACTTACACCTTATATTAATAATAGACTATATAAAGGAACAACACTGGATCGCCAAGAACTATTGGAAGCTTTGTTTACAGTACAGTTAGATATGCCAGCAGTAGTACAGTCATTTATTTATGATGCTGTTATTGGACACAGACAATTCTATGCTAGTGAAGCTAAAACTACTAGTGAAATTATTACTACTGGTTGGGATACAGTGATGCCGTCAACTAACTTGGCTTGGGTGAATATCCTACAACAGTTGAATCCAGAGCTTCTTCAAGCAGAGAATGTAGACTCTCCACTTGTACAACTTGTATTGGAAGAGGCATTAAGATGGGAAAACCAAACTGATCCTGATACTGGGAAGACAAGACCCTTCAATGAAATTATTAACCAATACAACTATGGAGATCAATCATGGCAAGGTGCTCACCTATTCTGGTTTCTCAATCGAAAAGGTGATGAGTTTATAGCTGAACTACAAAGGATTCATGATGAAGGAGAAATGGGTTGGAATGAAGATCTTGCGGATAGATATATTACAACAGCCGTGAAGTGGATACATGAATTATTATCTACTGATAAGGATAGTAGAATGGATATCTTTAGAGACTTATTCAAAAAGGTTGGTATTACTGAAGATATAGACTATGATACTATCCGTACTATGCAAGAA